TCACCCGAACCTGACTGGCAAAGGTACCGCCGCCGAGAAGTGCTACATTTACCACAAGAGCGCCATCGGCCACGCGGTCAACACCGGCGGGTTGAGCACCACTGTGGGCTACGACGAAGAAGACGACTACAGCTTCTGCCGTACTTCGGTGTTCATGGGTTCCAAGCTGCTGCAAAACAGCGGTGTGGTAGTCGTTAACCACGACGGCTCGGCATACGCCGCAGCCTAATAGGCTTCCCCTCCTTCGGGAGGGGACCTGACAACTTTTTGAATAAAGGAGAATCACCATGGCTTACTCTACTTCCGCACCCCCGGCGCTCATCGTACAGGCCATCGCTGGCCCGCGCATCTGGCTCCACTCTTCCGCTGACGCTACCGCAGCTGCCGACACGGCTGGATTCATCACTAATGGTGGTGAGCTGGGCATGAAGGTAAACGACATCGTTTACCACAAAGACTCGACCACCGATGCCGCCGCGCTGACCATGCACAAGGTTGTCACGGTCGGTGCTGCCGCACCGGGCGCCGTTAACCTGTCTGATGGCACCGTCGTGGGCAGTGCGACCAACACCGACTAAAGCGTAACGGTTGCAAAATAAGAGGCTTCAGGGTATCCTTGGAGCCTCTTTCTTTTTAACAACCCAAAGGAGCACACCTACATGTCGAAATTGATTCCTGATGGCATCCGCGCAGCGGATTACGTGCGCAACGTACACCGTGTTTCCCCCGCAGCAACAGACACCCTTGAGGATGTCATGCAGCCCGAATACTGGGTGCACGTCGCGCCCAAGCTGCGCGTCGGCGACAAGCTGGAGATATTCCCCGAAGGCGGCGCGTGGTACGCGGAAGCCTTGGTGGTCGCCTGCTCGAACATCCATGTGAAGTTGCACGTCCTGAACAAGGCACAGATCAACGAACCGACCGTCGCAGTGAAGGACGCGCCCAAGGCACCTTTCATTGTGGAATTCAAGGGGCCGCAGCGCAAGTGGTCTGTGATCCGCAGCAAAGACAAGACCTACGTGAAAGAAGGCTTTGATGACCGTGGCACCGCCGAGGCGTGGCTGCGGGACAATGCGAAAGACATGGGGTAAGCTATGGCCGACCAGCTCGCAATATACAACGAAGCACTTGTCGAGCACCTTGGGGAGCGCGAGCTGGCCTCCCTCGCGGAGAATCGTGAACCGCGAAGGGTGCTTGATGCACTGTGGGGTTCCACTACCGGCGCGGGGCATGTGAAGTTTTGCCTCGAACAGGGGAACTGGAAGTTCGCCCAGCGCGGCGCGAGACTTGATTATTCTACAAGTATCACTCCCTCGTTTGGCCTTCGCAGGGTTTTTGAAAAGCCCGTGGACTTTGTTAAGGTGTCCATGCTCTGCACGGATGAATGGTTCAACAGCCCCCTGCTTCAGTACACCGAAGAGGCGGGCTTTTGGTGCGCAGACTACGACCAGATATTTATCAGCTACGTGTCGAACGGGCCGATGTATGGGGGCGACCTTAACTTGTGGCCAGAGAGTTTTGTGAGATATGTGGCCGCGTCCCTTGCGGCGCGCGCAAGCGTCAGGCTAAAGCAAAGCGGCACGGACAAAGAAGCGCTCGACAATATCGCCGCGCGCTTGCTCGTCGCGGCAAAGTCCAAGGACGCCTTGCAGGGGCCGACGAAGTTCTTCCCGCAGGGGGCGTGGGTGCAATCTCGCGGCGGTGCGATTGTGGATCGCGGAAGCAAAGCGAATTTATATGGCTAGGCAAAACGCAGAGATACTGGCTTTCAATCGGGGGATAATCAGCCCCCTCGCCCTCGCGCGCATCGACCTCGAACGCGTACGGCTCATGTTCGAGGAAAGCACGAACTGGCTCCCTCGGGTGCTGGGGCCTATGGGGCTGCGCCCCGGCCTCGGGCTGGTTGAACGCACGGCGGGGGACGCTTACGCGCGCTACCTGCCCTTCATCTTTGCCACAAACGACACAGCGCTTTTGGAATTCACCAGCGGCGCGATGCGCGTGCTTGTGAACGATGCGCTGGTCACCCGCCCCGCTGTTTCCGCGCAAACTGTAAACGGCACTTTCACTTCCGACGTGTTAAGCTGGACAGATTACGACGAAGCAGGCGCAGTCTCCGCATGGCGCACGGGGGGTTACCTATCTTTGCAAGGTACGGGCACGCTGGCCGCCGTCAGGGAACAGCTCGTTACTGTTGGCGCCTATAGCGGAGTGGAGCACGCTATACGGGTGTCGATACTGCGAGGTGAGTGCTACATTCGCGTAGGGAGCACGTCGGGCGGAGATGAATACGTGAGTGAGACGTTTCTATACCCCGGGGTGCATTCGCTTGCCTTCACCCCCACAGGCAACTTCTATGTACGGGTGTTAAGCCGCGAGGGGTACCCGACGCTCATCGACTCCATCACGGTCGATTCTGCGGGAGTGTTAAGCCTACCGACCCCTTGGGTGACATCGGGCAATCTCGACGACATGCGCTTCGATCAGTCGGGGGACGTGGTGTTTATCGCCTGCGAGGGGGTCGCGCCGATGAGAGTAGAACGACGTGGCGTCCACTCATGGTCTGTTGCAGAGTTCATCACTGACGACGGGCCTTTCATGGCGATGAACACATCACCTATCACGATGACCGCGAGCGCCCTGACGGGGGAGATTAACCTCACCGCGTCGTCCAGTTACTTCCGCCCGTCAAATGTGGGCTCTTTAATGAAGCTCGCCTCTGTCGGGCAGAACGTGTTTGTGACCGTAACGGCGGAGGATACGTGGTCGGACCCCATTCGGGTGACGGGCGTGGCCGCTGAACGCGCCGTCACGGTAATCCGCACGGGTACGTGGGCCGCAACGGTCACCTTACAGCGCTCCATCGGCGCACCGGGAGACTGGACGGACGTTACGACGTACACCACAAACGCGACGATCAGCTACAACGATACTCTCGACAATCAGATTATTTATTACCGCATTGGTGTAGCAGTAGGCGACTATACCTCGGGCGCCGCGACGCTGCGCATGTCCTACGCTTCGGGTTCTATTTCGGGCTGGCTTCGCGTCGTGGGGTACAGTTCGCCGACGGTGGTTACGGCTGTGGTTACAAAAACCCTTGGCGCTACTGTGGCCACGAGGCTGTGGCAAGAGGGGCGCTGGTCCCCCCGAAGGGGCTATCCCTCCGTTGTGGCGCTGCATGAGGGGCGCCTGTGGTTCGCGGGGAAGGATCAGGTGGACGCGTCTATATCCGACGCGTACACCAGCTTTGATGAGGACTTTGAAGGCGATGCAGGCCCAATCTCCCGCAGCATCGGAACGGGGCCAGTTGACAAGATAAGTTGGATGGAAGCCGGTTCAAAGTTGCTGCTCGGGGGGCAGGGCGCCGAGTGGGCCGCGCGTTCCTCTTCTTTTGAGGAGCCGATGACGCCGAGCAACTTCAACTTGCGGCCGGTGTCCACGCGGGGCAGCGCGGCTACCGATGCCGCGTCGGTGGACCGCGAGGTGTTTTTTGTAGATCGCTCTGGGTCGCGTGTCATCTCGCTCGTTGAGGATGTACAGGGGCGCTACGGCCCTACGGATGTATCCACTATTTCCCCCGAAGTTACGCAGCCAAGTGTGCTCCGCGTTGCGGTTCAAAGACAGCCAGACACGCGGGTGCATTTCGTGCTGTCCGACGGGACGGTAGCCGTGTTTATCTTGGACAGCATTGAAGAAGTTCGATGCTGGGTTAAATTTGAGACCGTTGGCGCGGTGGAGGACGTGGTTGTGCTGCCCGGTGCGCTGGAGGATCAGGTGTACTACGTGGTGCGCCGCACGATCAATGGTAGCACCCTTCGCACTCTGGAAAAGTTCGCTAGGTTCGACGAATGCGTGGGGGGCCCAATCACCAAGCACGCCGACGGGTTCGTTGTGTACGACGGCGCGCCTACCACGACGATAAGCGGCCTCGGGCACCTTGAAGGCGAGACCGTGGTTTGCTGGGCGGACGGCGCGGACGTTGGCACGTACACCGTAGCCTCGGGGGCTATCACGCTCCCCACTGCGGTAAGTAAAGCGGTTGCTGGGCTTCACTATCGCGCAAGATCGCGCAGCACCAAGTTGGCCTACGCTGCGCAAGGTGGCTCCGCGCTTACGCAGATACGGCGCGTGGATCACCTCGGGATTGTTATGGCGAACGCGCATGCGCAGGGGCTGAAATATGGCGCGGACTTCGAGCACATGGATGACCTCCCGCTCATGGAAAAGGGCGCGCTTGTGGACCCCACTTCCATCTGGACGGCCTACGATGCGCATTCACTTGAGCTGAACGGGGTGTATGACACCGACGCGCGGCTATGCCTTGAAGCGAACGCCCCGAGACCGTGCACCCTGCTTGGGCTGGTGATGTCTATAACGACGCACGAAAAGCTATGACGGGGATGACTATCCGACCGGCGACGCAAAAGGACGTGGATAAGTGGTACGGCGCTCGCCCCCTCTTCGGCTTGCGAGCCCTCGTCGCCGAACTGGACGGCGTGGTGGTGGCGCTTTCCGGCGTGTACCGCAGCGGAGATAACTACGTCGCAGTGTGCGGCTCGACACCTGAAATGCGCCGCAGAAAGAGGGATGTGATAGCCCTGATTGAAAAAAGCAAAAAACTATTCAAGCGTTATCCCTTTGTGTTAGCATTCCGAAGCGAGGAAGAGCCCACTTCGGAAAGTCTATTACGACACATCGGCTTTAGCCGTGTGGGCCGAACCCCTTCAGGAGACTTGTACGTATGGGCTACGAAACGCTAATTGACATCGGAAAGGTTGTGCTCCCACTGCTGACAGCGGGCGGGCAGAACAAGGCGGGCCAAGGGCAGCAGCAAGCGAACAGCTTCGCCGCGCAGCAACTACGCTACAACGCGGGGCAGGAAAACGCTGTCGCGCAGTTCAGCGCCGAAGAAAAGCGACGGCAGACGCGGTTGCTCATGTCCCGTGCGCTGGCCGTTGCCGCCGCCGGGGGGGGAAGCGCATCCGATCCCACTGTGCTGAACCTGATGGCGGGCATCGAAACGGAAGGCCGCATCGCGGCCATGTCGGACCTGTATGAAGGGGCGGCGCGTGCGCGCGGGCTCAACCTCGAAGCCGATACAAAGGATTACGAAGGCCGCGTTGCCTCAAAAGCCGCGCGGCTGAAGGCATCTTCTACGCTGCTCACCGGCGCAAAGGGCATATTCGACGCCCTAGACTTCGGGTCGCTTGGGGGTACAACTAAAACTAAAACTAAAACTAAAGCAAACAAGCTGTCCGCTGATGATTTTGTTAAGTCAGCTACTAAAGTTATTAAGTTCGCCTAGCAAAAATGGCACAGCTCCCCAGCCCCGACAATATCGCACGCCAAGGCCTCCGCGCTGTTTCGGGGGTGTCCACCTACGACGGCGCCGTGGAAGGTAACGCTCTCGCGCAATTCGGCGCGGAGATGGCGCGTTTTGTGGAACAAGAATCCGCGCGGATCGACGATGCGAAGGTGGAAGTGGCAACGAACAAACTGGCGCAGCGCAGGGCGGAACTTGCTATGGCCGAAGGGGGTTACACGTCGGTCAAGGGCGATGGCGTAATCAACACCCCAAAGGGGGGTAAGCCCTTCCTGCAAGATTATCAAGAACGCTTCGACACTGCCGCGCAGGAGATTGAACAGGAGCTCTCCTCCCCAAGGCAGCGCGCAGCGTTCAGCGTTGCACGGCAGCGCAATGCTACTGCATTTCAAGCGGACTTATTGACGCACGCGATGCGCGAGACGGAGGCTTTCAATGCGTCCGCCCGAGAGGGCACCATCAACACACAAATGCAAAACGCGACAATATACGCTCTCGACGCGGGGCGTAGAGACGAAGCCCTCAAGGAGATGAACGCGGTGTTTGAGCGCATGCGCACAGTTGACGGAATTCCTGTGCAGCAGGTCACCTCGCTTCAGCGCGCAGCCACATCGAAGTTTCACACGAACGTGATAAACAAGATGCTTGCGGAAAAGGATACCGCCGCCGCGGCGGAGTATTACGCAAAGGTAAAGGGCACCCTTGTAGATGACCTTGACGTGAGCTCCCGTATTGAGAACGTTCGCAAGGACAATTTGTCGTTCACCGTGGGGCATGAGGTAGCGGACTCCTTTTTAGAGTCCCCGTCGAGCACAGGGGATGTAGAGGCCATGTCCAAAGCGCTGCGGGATGACCCGCGTTTGGCCGGTGACCCCGCTGCGATAAGGGCTGCCGAGGGGGTTGTGAAGACGCGCATCGCGGAACGCAGAGATAGCCTTGACCAAAAAGTCGGAGGGGTGTACGCAAAGATTTTGACAGGCAGGTCCTTCGCCGAGGTGGAGCGCACCCCTGAATTTCAAGCGCTGTCGCAGGATGCGCAGAATAAATTGCGCGAAGCGGAAGCAGACCCGAGGGGCTACACGCGCCTTGCAAAAACGGATGCGCTGTTGAGCAACCCCCGCGTGCTTGGCGGTATGTCCCCCGCAGCGGTGCTTGCGTATGCGCAGCAAAACGCAATCGGCACCCCGGCGGCACAGGCACTGCTCAAAGCCCGCGATGAATTGCAAAAACCTGCGAAGGTCATGGAAGCAACGGCAGACAACGCCGACTTGCAGGTGGCGTTCGACCTCTACACCGGCAGCATGCCAAAGACAACCGCCGAAGACTTCATCCGCGCGAAAGTTTATTTGCGTGAAAAGCTGACGGAGCAGCAAACCGCCAAGCAGGGGAAGCTGACCTCCGCAGAGCGCAAAGAAGTTTACCGCAAGGGGATGCGCGAGATCATCACGGACAAGGGCTTCCTTTGGGACACCAAGGTGCGGGCTTATAAGGCGAGTCCTGAAGACCGCGCGAGGGCGCTAGCAGCAGGGGGGCACACCCCCGAGGAGGTTGCAGAGGCTCGCGCGGATTTAGCGCGTGAACTCGGACGTGCACCTTCGGAAGACGAAGTTTTCAATTTCTTTGTGCGTTGAAATGCGGCGCGTTTCAGGGTACACTTGCGGCACTAATTTGAAGGAGCAGGGATGCCGTACACCAAAGAAGAGCTGCAAACTTACGCGAGCAGCATCAAGACACCCCGATTCTCCCCGGCGCTTATAGATGAAATCAGCACGCAGCAACCCGATGAGGTAGCGCGCAACCTGCAATTATCTGCAAAGACGGGCATCCCCGCTGCGTCGGTTTCCGAATACGCCGGGGACATTGCGCGCAGCGACATCCAAAAGGCATACGCTGCCTTCGCAACCGACGCGCCCAAAGGGCACGCTTGGGCCACCAAAAATCCAGACAACTATTCGCTGATTCAGGACGCGCTGCCCCAGTCTGCGCGCCTTGAAGCGCTCTTGCAAAAGCAGCTGAAGGGTAAGGGCATAGCGAGCAGCATTGGGGGGCAGGCGGTGTCCCAGCTTGCTGCGATCCCCCGCGCGGGGGGTATGATCCTGCGCTCACCCACCACGGCACTGCCGCTTCTTGCCGCTGGCGCCGCTGACACCGTGGCAGGGCTGCTTAAAGCAGTCCCGACGGGCAACCCTATCACGGACTTTATCAACAAGCCCCTGCACATAATTGGCGCGGCGGCGAGCCCCTATACCACCTCGGCGGTTGAGAGCCACGCACGCGACTATGCAGCGGCCACAGCGGCGCAGGATGTCTCGCAGCTCGGCATCGTAAAGGGCACGGGACTGGGGCTGGAAACCCTCGCGGCGGAAGCGGGTGCGTACTGGGACAAGTACACCAGCGATTACGTTCGGGGGCAGCAACAAAATATCGCAGCGGCGAGCGGCCTCGGCAAGCTGAACGCGATTGCTGAAAACCCGGCGGGCTTTGCTGTCAGCGCGCTGGCCTCCATCCCCGCGTCCCTCGCGTCTATGGGCGCGGGGTCTTCGCTCGCGCGGGTTGCCGTCAACAAAGCCGCAATAGAAAGCACCGCCAGAGAAGTTGGCGCGCGCGTTGCGGAAGAAACCCGGCAGAAAGCCTTCGCGCTGGCCGCTGAAGGCAAGACGGGCGCGGAAGCTGCCGCAGCAATCGCTGAAGCCGAAAAAATTGTGAAGGCCACTGGCACCGATAAAATAGCGGGAGCCCTCGCCGAGGCTGCCGTGCGCCGTGAAGCACGCACTGCGGCAGCGACGCAGGGGATGATCGCCTCTGAAGCGGCCACGGGGGGCCTTGTTACCCTGTCTTCAATTCAGGCACAGGTTGAAAGCATGCCCGAGGCGGAGCTGATAAAAGTGTCGCCGAGGTATGTGACGCTACTGCAAAGCAACAGCCCGGCTACGGCGCGGGCGATTCTCGCGGCGGAGGCTTGGGGGCGCGCAGCGCTCCCCTCCGCGCTGGCCACCGCGGCGGGCTCGCGCATCACCGGCGGGGCGCGCGCCTCGGCGGAAGCGCTCACCGGCAACATACGCGGTGTGCTGAAGAACCTGCACAGAGAGGGCGGGGAAGAAGGCACGCAGAGCGCGCTGGAAGAGGTGGCCACGCTTCAAGGGCGCCGGGTCGTGCGCGCTGACGCAAGCGTTGACCTCCTCGGTTCAGCGTTGGAAGGGTATCTCACCGGCGTGGCCGCAGCGGGTCCTGTACAGCTCGCGGGGCGCGCGGGCCAGCAGCCTGACGCTGGACTCACGGAAGAAGAAGCAATCACACGGCACGCGCAGCGCGTTCTCGCGGGGCAGGCACAAGACGCGCAGGATACCTTCAGCCGCCTGTCCGACGTGGTGACTGCTGCGAATGAGCACCCCTTACGCCAGCGGCACCCCGGGAAGTTCAACGAATACCTGACCGAAGTGCTGCCGGATAGCGGCCTGTCGGAAGTTTATATCGACGCCTCCGCATTGAATGAAGTCCTCACCCAAACGGGGGCGGACCTCAACCTGCTGGAAACACAGATGCCTGACGTTGTGGCGCAGTTGCAGGACGGGCTCTCCGTTGAGGGTAGCACCGTGCGCATTCGCACAGCGGACTTGGTCACTTACGTCACCGATCCTGCGATGCAAAACGCGTTGCTTCCGCTCTTGAAGCGGGCCCCCGAAGGGATGAACTACGGCGATTCGCAAGTTTTCTTCCAAGCGCAGACGCAAGAGCTGGAAAAGCAGGCCACGGAACTGGCGGATCGTGAGGCACCAGCGGCAACCCGCGAAGAATACGAAGCCGCCCAACAAAGCTCCGCCACCCCCGCGGAGATAGACCAACGCACCAATGCGCGCGTCGCGGAGCTGACCCCTCTGGATGCTAGCATCATCACACCGGAGCAGAGTCAGGAGCTAGCGTTCCTTGCGACTGCGGATGCGCAAGCGCGCGCGCAGCACTTCGGCGTGCAGCTCGTCCAAGACAAACCGGCTTATTCGCAATACCTGAACGCCCGCAAAGATAAAGGCGCGGTGCGCGCCGCCGAGGTGGAGAATCTGCGCCGCGGCGTGATCGAGGGCATGCGCGCCATGAACGTGTACACAGAGTCCGCGATCCACGCATACGCCACGCCACTCATCGAGCTGTATCAGCTGAACTCCGCGCGCTTGGGACTGCTCCCTTCGGAGCTGATGGAAATGATACCCCTCCGCTTCCTCGCGCAGCAGATGTCGGGGAACAACCCGCAGGAGGGAAACAAGGCCACCGTGGAAGACTTCACCTCGGCGGGTATAGCTGACATCTTGCACAAAAGCGACTGGTCAATCCTGACCGCCGAGAATCCGATGAAACTGGAATTGTCTGCGGAGGAAAATGCCACGCGTAATGATGCAATGCGCAGCGACCTTGAAGCGGCGGGGTACGAAGTCATTCCGGTCAAAGGCGTCTATGACCGCCCCGATGAGAACTCTTTCATCGTGCTGGGCATATCCGAAGAAGACGCGCTGGCGATGGGCCAAAAGTACGAGCAGGACTCGGTAATCACC